AATATGCTAGTTTCAATAATAGTCGTTCTCTTCATTTCTTCCTTGCTACTTGGCCAGTCGTTTGCATATGGCTTACCTCCATGGGAATTTCTACAATGGCATTTAACCTCAACGGATTCAATTTTAATCAGTCCGTAGTTGATGCATCTGGTAGAACAGTTCCTACATGGGCTGACGTTCTTAATAGAGCTGACTTAGGTATGGAAGTAATGCATGAAAGAAACGCACATAATTTCCCGCTTGATCTTGCGGCTAAAGAGATCGCACCAATAGCTTAACGATACGTCCGTTCATCCTACGGGACGCATGAAACCTAAGCATGGAACGGGGCTTAGGTATTGAGGTTTTTTATTATGACTTCACTAGAATTACAAGCTCGACTTAAAGAGATGAAAGTTTTAGAGAGAGCAGAAAAACTTAAATATCGTGGCATCACTTACTACAAATCTTATAAAAATTAAATGAAAAAACTTGCACTTGTTCTAGTAACCACCCTTGCTTCTACACCTGCAATGGCTGGTCCATATGTAAACGTAGAATCCAATGCTAACTACACTGGTTCTGATTACACATCAAGAGCTACTGACCTACACATAGGTTATGAGAATTCTCTTGGTTCACTTGCTTACTACATTCAAGGTGGTAAGACAATCAATGCTGCTGATGGTGTTGATTCAGACTCTAACTTCTCCGGTAAGCTAGGTGGTTCTGTATCAGCTACAGATAAGCTTGGTCTTTATGGTGAGGTATCTTTCTCTCAAGTAGAGGATGCTGATAACACATATGGAACAAAGCTAGGAGCTAAGTTTAATTTCTAATGGCTCAACAATCTACTGGTGGTTTCGGAGTAGCACATCCTGTGTCTTACTCCCCTAAAGAAACTGAGAAGAAAGTTGAAAAGAAAGAAGATAAATTTGATGAGGATATCTCATTAGAGGAAGCTCTTTCAACTTTATAAACACTGCAGAGAGGCACCTCAGAGTCGGACCTCTCTGTAATTTGGCTTTTAGCCCTGTACGCAGGATACCTATTAGCCGTCTAGACGGTGGGATAGACCACAAAACTTCGAATTAAAATTGCATGCGATGATGATTTATACATTCAATACATTTTAAAATATAGATAAATGGCACAACAAGCCCAAACAGCTAATGCCAATGGTCCTATTTATGGAGGTGCTAATAACGGTGCCTTAACAGGAGCTGGTACAGCTGACGAAAGAAGAGCACTTTACCTGAAATTGTTCTCAGGTGAGATGTTCAAAGGTTTCCAGCACAACACAATTGCTAGAGATCTAGTCACTAGACGTACCCTAAAAAATGGACGCTCTCTACAGTTCATCTACACAGGTCGTACGAAAAGTGAGTTCCATGTTCCGGGTCAAAGCATACTAGGTAACGACGAGAAGACTCCTCCAGTAGCAGAGAAGACCATCACAGTTGATGATCTATTAATCAGTTCAGCGTTTGTTTATGAACTTGATGAAACTCTTGCTCACTACGATCTACGCGGAGAGATCTCACGTAAAATCGGTTATGCTCTAGCTGAGAACTATGACCGTAGAATCTTCAGAGCTATAACTAAAGCTGCACGTCAACCCTCTCCAGTATCAATGACTGGTTTCAAAGAGCCAGGTGGTAGTGTAGTTAAGGTTGGTGCTGCTGCAAGTACTACTGCTGCAGATGCTTATAACGCTGGTCACTTAGTAAACGCATTCTTCGATGCTGCTGCAATCCTAGATGAAAAGGGAGTTAGTGGTGAAGGCAGAGTAGCTGTACTTAACCCAAGACAGTACTATGCACTAATCCAAGATGTATCTTCTAACGGTTTAATCAACCGCGACGTACAAGGTACAGCTCTTCAGTCTGGTAATGGCATCATAGAAATCGCTGGTATCAAGATATTCAAGTCAATGAACATTCCGTTCTTTGGTAAGTTTGGTACTAAGACAGATATGAATCCACGTGCTTCAAATGATAACGAAGGTGATTTCGTTGGTGAAGCAATGGGTGATCAGGATTCTAAGACTACACCTTCAAACAGTAATACTCAGAAAACCATTAACAACTATGGTACAGCTTCTAAATTCGATCATTCATGTGGTCTTATTTTCCAAAAAGAAGCTGCTGGTGTTGTAGAAGCTATCGGTCCTCAAGTACAAGTTACTTCAGGAGATGTTTCAGTGGTCTACCAGGGAGATGTAATATTGGGACGACTCGCTATGGGAGCCGATTTCCTAAACCCTGCTTGTGCAGTTGAACTCGTAGCTGGTGTAGACGTATCTTCCAACTGGAACGATACTGCTGTTTCAAACGCAGATTTCACTTAAGTTATATTTTATACACGCAATGGGAGTCTTTATGGCTCCCTTTTTTTTTACCAAAAATTTTTCATGGCTACCAAAACAAATGAACTCGATACCGAATTATCCGCAGTCAATTCTATACTGGGAGCCATCGGTCAATCTCCTATAACTACCCTTAACTTTACTAATCCAGAAGTATCATTTATATATAATATTCTAACCGATTGTAATATAGATATTCAAAGTGAAGGTTGGAGTTTTAACAGTGAAGAGCATGTAGCATTCACTCCAGATCCAACAACTAAACATATAGCTGTAGCAAATAACATACTTAGCTTAGACGTTACTAATGGATGGGGAAATAGAACAGTTGATACGATAAGAAAAGATGGAAAGCTTTGGGATAAAGTTAATCATACGTTTGAGTTTGATGGTGATCTTTCTTGTGATGTAGTTTATCTTTATGAATTTGAAAATATACCTCCTGTTTTTAGAAGATACGTTATCTATAAAGCATCAGGTAGAGCAGCTACACAGTTAATAGCTAATGCTGATTTAGTCAAATTACTTGCAACACAGGAGGCTTTTGCTAGAGCAGCATGTATTGAATATGAATGTAATCAAGGCAACCACTCCATGCTTGGCTTTGAGCATAAGCAGGTATATCAAACCTTCCAACCTTGGAGAGCACTGGCAAGATGACAGGAATAACACAAACAATACCTAATTATCATGGTGGTATATCTGAGCAACCAGATTATAAAAAGAACTTAGGTCAAGTAACTAATGTTGTTAATGCTATACCTGACATTACATATGGTTTATATAAAAGACCTGGAAGTAAAAGGATAGCTGAGCTTTCCTCTTTAGCCTCTGGAGGTTCGTTCTTTCATTACTACAGAGACGAAACAGAAGGTTCATATATTGGACAAATCAAATCAGATGGAGATGTAAAAGTTTGGAGATGTTCTGATGGTCAATTAATGACTACTGCCTGGGGATCTACAAATGGTGCTAATCAAACTAATTTAAAATCATACCTAGCCACTAGCACTCCAACAGATTTAAACTTCTTAACTATTAATGACACTACGTTTGCAACAAACACTACTAAGGTAGTAACAAAAGATCCTTCTGTTACTGATGCTAGACCTCATACACATGCAGCTTTTATTGAGTTATTAAAAACGGAAAATGGTAGACAGTATTCATTAAATGTAAATACTAATGATAATGAAACCACTATCAATGTAGCTACTCGTATAGAAGTTTCTTCTAGTGATAGAGATGCAGCTGGTACTCCATCTACAGGTCATTGTCCTCACGTAGGGACTAAAGTATTTAATAAAAGTGGTAATGGCTCAAACCTAATATTTAGATTAACAGTAAGAGGTCAGCAGGGACAATCAACAGATTATAGTGTTGATGATGGTGCATCCGATAAAAGTGATTTTGGATGTTCATATACTGATGAGTTAACCTTGCTTCATGGAGGTGAAGGATGGGTATCGAATAATACAGTTACAGCTCATTTACAAGGTGTTAACTATACAATCAAAGTTGTTGATAGTGAGGCTACAAAACAGAAAGCAAATATAAAAGCTGTCAGACCTGCTCCCACACCTTTTGATGCTGATACAGCTGTAAGTGCTACTACTGTTTTAGGTGGTATTGCTGCAGAATTAGATGGTCTAAGTAATATTGGCTATGAAGTAATAGGTAATGGCATCTATATCTATAGCAATAGTGTTGCTTTCAATGTATCGGTTGTAGAAAAAGATTTAATGAAGGCAATTACTAAAGAAGCTAATGATATTACTGACTTACCTCTACAATGTAAACATGGTTATATAGTTAAAGTACTTAATTCTGACTCTGATAAAGACGATTACTATTTAAAATTTAATGCAGCTAATAATGTAGCTGGAAATGGATCTTGGGAAGAGTGTGCAGCTCCAGGTATTAAGAAAGGTTTTAGTGCTGATAGAATGCCTCTCACTATTCAACGTACAGCTAGTACTACATTCACTGTAGATAGAGCATCTTGGTCTTTACGAGAAGTAGGAGATGATAATACAAATGAATATCCTAGCTTTGCTAAAGATGAGAATCGAACTATCTCTCGAATACTATTTTGGAGAAATAGATTAGTCATACTTAGTGGTGAGAATGCGATATGTTCTCAACCTGGTAACTTTTATAATTTTTGGAATAAAACAGCACTTAATGTTAGTCCTATAGATAGGATTGATATTGCTTGTAGTTCTAGTTTTCCTTCAGAGCTGGTAGATGGTATTCAAATTAATAATGGTTTACTGATATTTAGTACTGACCAGCAGTTTTTATTATCTACTGATGACTCAGTACTGTCACCTGATACTGCAAAACTATCAAGCGTATCAACCTATAACTATAACCACAAAGTATCACCAATATCACTTGGAAAAACTATTGCGTTTTTAGATAGTAGTGGTGCTTATAGTAAGTTTTTTGAAGCTGCTAATTTAGCTTCTGTTGGTGAACCTGATATTGTAAATCAAGCAACAGTAGTACCTAAGTTAATACCACAAGATATAGATTTACTAACAAATTCAAGAGAGAATGGTATTGTCTTATTTGGTAAGGCAACTGAAGATACAGTAATAGGTTATAAGTATTTTAATGTAGGTCAAGAACGCTTACAGTCTTCTTGGTTTAAGTGGAAGTTAATTAATCCATTGCGATATCACTTTATTGTAGGGGATCAATATTTCTTTTTAGATAATCAAGGTTATCTTCAAACAATAAATCTTGTACAAGCAAGCTCTGATCCGAGTATTAATCAAGATGATGTTAATTACTTATTGCATTTAGATAATTATGTAGCTCTCAGTGGTGGTAGTTATAATGCAACCACAAGAAAGACTACCTTTAGTAATGTCTCATGGGCTGGGTATAGTACATCAAATGGTTCATTAGCTCTTACAAGTTCTACAGCTGGTAAGAACTTTACCAAGCCAGCCATAGATGGAACAACTCTTACAGCAGATGGTGACTGGACTGGAAATATATTTGCTGGTTATTTATATGACTACCAAGTAGACTTCCCAAGATTTTATGTATCAGTAACCAATGGTCAAAAGACAAATGGTGATATTAATTCATCATTGGTCTTACACAGAATTAAGGTTGCTTTTGGACGTATAGGTTTATATGAATCTATTTTAAAAAGAGTTGGCAAAGCAACTTTTACAGATGAGTATGAATCAACACCAACTGATGATTATGAAGCTTCAGACGCACCATTTTTAAGTGAAGATATAAGAACTATACCTGTGTATGAGAAGAATATAAATGTTGACTTTAGTATTAAATCTACTCACCCAGCACCAGCAACAATTAGATCAATATCTTTTGAGGGTGATTATTCACCAAAGTTCTACAAAACTGTATGAAAATAATTGATAAGTTTTTAAGTGATGAAAACTTTAATTTGTTAAAAGAGGAATTAATTTATAACCCTAAAGTACCTTGGCTATGGAGTGATAGAAAGGTATTTAAAGGTGATGGGACTGATACGTTGGTACATATGGCATATCAATGTCATAAACCAACCAGTGATTATTTCAATACAATCAACACCTACTTCTCTTTGTTATTAAACGTAAGTAGTTGGCTGCGTATAAAAATGAATTGTACATGGATAGATAAAGAAGCAAAGGTATTTGGATATCACACTGATATAGGAGATATACCTAACCAACAAGCTAAAACAGCTATCTATTATTGTACGACTACAAACGGTCCAACTGTCTTTGAAGATAATGGAGAGAAAGTTGATTGTATAGAGAATAGATTATTAATTTTTGACTCGACTAGACGACATAGTGGACAAAGCCATACGGAAGGTCCAGCACGACGTTTAGTTATAAATTTCAATTACTTTTAATGTCTAAAATAATTCACCCAATAACAATTGAGGCTGCTAAATATGTAGCCTCTAATTTGCGTCCAGATGACCGTAGAGAGGTCGAAGAGGGACATGGGCTAGATCCTATGGAACACTTAGTTTGGGCGGCTAAGAACGACTCCTGTGTGTATTTCACGATGCCTAGCGGCAGGACTGCTGGAATGGCTGGGGTTGATCCTAATGATGGAATGATCTGGATGTTATGTACTCCAGAGATTGAAAAATATCCACATACTTTTGCTCGTGAATCTAAGAGGTTTGTTGAAAGCAGAAGAGAGAAGTTGTTGTGGAATGTTGTTGATAAACGAAACAAAGTTCACCTTAAACTTCTCAAATTTCTAGGTTTTAAATTCTTACGTGAAGTAAGACATGGACCTAACAATTTATCCTTTATCGAGTTTTGCCGTGTGTACAGGTAAGAGTGCATTTAAAGCACAAAAAAATCAGTATGAAAGAGAATTAGCTAAACGAGATGTTGATTGGAGAAGCCAGAGCAATCTCTGGAATATGAAAAATGATTGGTATAACGTAAAAACAAAAGAGAATGTCAATGCTTTTTCCAGAAACATCGGAGCTATTCAAAGAAACTTTGGATTAGAAGTTTCTTCATTTATGAAAAATAAAGAGACATTATTTAGAAATAAAACTGGAAAACAACCTGTAAATGAAGGTGATAGATCCACTGCTTTCGGTAGATCCATGGAGTTAGCATCTTTATATAACGAAGCTGCACAGTCAGCTAATTTAAACCGAGCTGACATTAAACAAGGTGAAGATCTGAATGCAGCTCGAAGAAGTTTATTAACAGCAAATAACCAAGCGTTAGGTGAAAGAGGTTTTGAACCAATACCAGATGTTCCCCCAGCTAAACCAGTTGGTCCAAGTTATTTAGATCAGTTTATTTCTGTTGCACAAACAGCTGCATCGTTTGTTACGCCTGTTCAAAGTATTGGTAGAGCTGCAGGTATTGGTATGTCAGACCCAAATAGTGCTGTGTATAGATTCTTAGGATATTAGTCATGACGGAAACTCCATTTAAGGCTTACAAAGCCGAGGTCAAGTTTGACCCAATAAAAGATTCTGGTGAAGGTTTAATTGCATCTGCAGAGGCAAACCAAAACAAATTATTAGAATCTATAACTAAACGTAATGCTGATTTATTTAAGTTTGAATTAGCTGATGCAGAAAGAAAAGATCAAAGATTTGATAAACTTGCAAAGCTATCTAAGACAGCTGCACAAATAGCTGCACCTCTTATACAAGCTCGTACAAACGATCAATTAGAGAAAGGAGCGCAGCTGTATCATGCTGGTTTAGCTAAAGATCAGGAATTAAGACAAGCTGAATATGAGAGAGATGAACAACAACAGTTAACAGAGGAGCTTGTTAATAATGAAATTATTGATGATGCTGAAAAGAAAGGTGAGATAGATCCTTGGCTAAAAGATAAATTAAAGAAAATACCTCGGCTACAAAAGATAGGTTTTCAAAAAGCCTTGTATGCTCAAGAGGCTAAAATGTATCCTCTTTATCGTGAGCAAAATAAAAGTGTACCTGTTTTAATAAAGGATTCTAACGGTCAGTTAGTAGAAAGAGCTTTAGAAGATGCTAAAGATCCTAATGAATGGGAACAGATAAATCAGCGTCTTATTAATGGATATATACGACCATTTGCTACACATAACCAGCCAATGGTTGAGAAGTATCTCTACAAAGAGATGCGAAATATAGAGGATACTGAAAGACAACAATGGGCTACAGCAACACTTCAAAAAATAACTGATGAAGATAATTTAAAAGCTGATAACTCTTTAAAGAATAATTTTGTAAGTGATCCTGGTTCTGTGATGAAATATGCATTAACAGAGCAAAGTAGATTTGGATCTATTAGTGCAGCTCATGATAATGCTATCAAACTTATCAGTGCTGATATCAACTTAGGTTTTGCAAATAGTGATGACGTTCAAGCTTTGAGAAACTCAAAATATATTGATAAAACTACAGGTGAAGAACATGTCTACGGAGAAAGATTTCCAAGAAAGATGGCTATATTAGAACAGGCATTATATGAAAGAGATAAAAAGGATCATGAAACTAGAACAAATAAAGAAACAATAGCCTTTAGCGATGATGTAACTAAAAATCGTAATAGATATATAAAAATGTTAGAGGATGGTGAAGAGCTTACAGAAGATATAATAGAAAAAGACCAGGAACAAATGGTCAAACTTTATGGCAAAAGAAGTCCTAAGTTAGATGCTATAAAACAAGATTTAACTGTAGAAGGTAAAGAAATTAAGAAACAAACAAAAGAAGTAGAACAATTAGCTGAGCTTGGTTTATTAACTAATACAAAATTATCAGAGTATAATTTTAAAATTGTTCAACAATACCAAGGTGTTGCACAACTACAAACTCAAGTAAATACAGAAATAAAAGAGTTTTTAGGAGATGTAGAAGCGTTGGTAAAAACTGATGCCAAAACTTTACCTGATGGTTCTTTAGGTCCGAATGCTCGACAAATGGTTCGTAAGTTGCAAAGCATGTATAGACAACAAGCAGTTAAAAATAAGGAAAATGATATAGATGATCCATATGGAACTGCTTATACACAAGTAAGTACTTTTTTTGAAAAAGCAAAGCTACAGAAAACTTATCGTGGTTATCCTGTAGGTTTACCAACTGGGGACCAACTACCAGCTATTAATTTAAAAATTAATCAAGGTAGACAAGAAACTAATAAGTGGATAGTTGCAGGAACTAAAAGTTTAGATGAACAAGATACTTTCTTTTCAGCTGTAGAGATATCAAATGCTTTAAAAGGATATGGCAAACCTGGATGGCAACCACATGAACGGGCTGTTTATGTAGCCAAACAATATAATATAGATCCTTTAGACGTTTTACAAAGACAAGCTAAAGCATATGATCCAAGTGCTGATTTAGAAACCCCACCTTCTATTAAAGCGTTTAATGAAAAAGTAGATAAATACAGCAAACTATTAATTTTATCTGAGTACCCAACTTATTCAGGTATTGCAAGAGGTTGGGGGTCTACAGGAGAAGTTAATTACTCCATATTTAAAAACGCAGACCAAGCAAAAGAAATAGGAGATGAACTTGGACTATCTGATTTTGCAGTGGAAGCTGCAGTTGAGACAGGTTTGTTTGCATGGGAAGGTGAGATTGATGAAAATGCATCTCGTGAATATTTCCAAGCTATTTGGAAGCTTAGCGGTGGAACAGAAATACAAGCTTTAAAGCAACTTATAAGACCTAAATTTAAACCATAATTATGGAATCAAATATTAGTGATGGTTTGTTTGGCGGTAAGCCAGAATTAACTGAAGAGAAAAAGCAAGAGTTGTTAGGACAGAATGAAGTCTTACAACAAGAGGAGCAAGAACTTCAGAAACAAATCTCAGCTGAACAAGCTGGTCAAACACCTCAACAACAAACAACATCTCCTAAGGGAGACGTACAGATAAATGCTACTAAAGAAAAAGGTGAAAGTAAGGGTATCTTTAACCCATACATAAACGACCTTTTAGAATATAACAATAGACCAGGGAAAGCTAGAGAAGAACTTGAAAATCTTGCTGCAATACCTACGGGTGTTGTTGACTTTGGAGTTGACTTTTTAAATAAAGTCTCACCTGGAGGCAGGTCTCAAGCCTTTGGTAATATGGTTAATAATGAAGGTAATATTAATAAGATACCTAAATTCCAATCTGAAGGTGCACAGGCACTAAGAGAGATAAGTTCTGTAGTAGCACCAACTATATGGTTAACTGCAAAGACTAGAGGATTAGGAGCTGCAGCTCATTCAAAAATTGGATGGTCTCTTGGTAATGATGCTTTTGTTAGATGGTTATCTACTACTGGACTAGCTGCTTGGTCTGGTATGCAAGTTGATGATATAGCAGCTGTACAGGGTACTGATGATAACTTGATGGCTGTGTTAAAAGAATCTTGGCCTAAGACATGGGGTTTTATACCTGATGATTGGGCTACTCAGGATGGAGATTCAGAAGATGTTATACGACAAAAGAACAAGAATGAAGGTGTAGGTCTTGGCATATTTTCAGATGTATTTTTAGGAGCTGCAAAACTAGCTAAAACGTTAAGGAAAGTCCAACATGCTACTGGTTGGATCCCTGAAAATGAGATGGCTATAAAGCGTTTAGAGGATTTAAAGAAGGGAAAACCTCTATCAGATAATGATTTAGAAAATGTAATACTTGAATCAGCTAAGAAAAGAGATGATGCTTTAAATGAATTAGGTGAATTTAATTTAAACAAGTCTGTTGACTTAGATAAACCTATATTTGGTTATCATGATTTATATGACTACACAGAGTCAGGTATTAGAAGTGTTGATAGCTTAGATATTAATACTGCAGCTTTAAATGTATATAGAATTGAAAATAATATAGATACAGTCTACGGAAGAGTTGGGAGCGTGATGAGTGAAAGTGCTATTAAGTTAGGACTTGAAGCTGATGATGCAGGTACAAAACTTATCAATGATGTATCTAAAAACTTAGAAGCTAGATATGGTTATAACACTAGTAATGGTAGATATCTAAGCCATGATGAAATCATGGATGCTGGAGACAGGTTAGCGGCTGACTTATATAAGATGGACGTTACTGAAATGAAGAAACTTTTATCAGGAGAAGCTTTCACTGGTAAAGATCCATCATCAGGTGCAACAGTTTTAACTGATGAAGGTTATGCAGGTGTCTTTAAAGCAATTAAATCTTATTTAGATGACTATGTAAATATGAATTTAGCGAAAGCTCAAGCATATATAGGTACATCTTTTGCAGGTCAAGTGTCAGATATGGCTGAAGGTGCACGTCTTATGACTAACACACCAGCTGAAATACGTGCTCAAGAACAGATTTTAGATAGACTTCAATACTTAATGCAGATAAAGGGTACTACTTCTTACACAAGAGGTAGAGCTTTAAACCAATTAAATCTATGGAATAGATTAAAGAAAGGTGCTATGTCTAAAAAGGCATTAGAAGCTGCTGTTAAAAATGAAAAGAATGAGACTCTTAAAGCACTAGCTCGTATACAACTAGAATCTCAAAGTACTATTGATACTCTCAGAGCTGTACAAAAAGAGCGTCCACAAATGCTTGGACCTTTGATGCTTGCTTATGAAGTAACGGATGGAAATGTAAATAACATTACTAGATTAAATGAGTATGTAAGAAACACTACTGGAGTTGTAAGAAAATCATTTTTTGATGGTCGAGCTGAGATGCCTTCAGCTTGGACTCAAGGTGTTTGGGCTAATATCTATAACTCAGTTTTATCAGCAGTTGGTACACCATTAAAAGCTGGTTTATCTAACACTGTATTAATGATAGAAAGACCTTTAGCTACTTATGCAGGTGGTTTAATTAATCGTGATTGGCATACTATTAGACGTGCTAACTATATGTACACAGTAGGTATGGTTGACACTATGCAGAAAGCCTTCAGTCATATGAATCAAGTCTTTAGACGTGCTTCTACTGACCCTAGCTCTGTAGGGTATGTTATGCGTGATGATATAGCTCGTAAGAATGAAGGTGTACTACAAATTAATAGAGCATTTGCTGATGCCAAAGCAGAGGAGGGTTTGTATGGTCCTAGTGCTATGGTTGAGCAGATTGAAGCTTTAAATGATTTAGCAGAGCATCCTGTTCTTAGATTCAGTGCCAATGCTATGACAGCATTTGATGGATTTACAAGATCTTGGATTGGTAATGTAGAAGCTAGAGGTAGAGCATTTGATAAGTTAGTAAGTGCAGGTCAGAAAGTAGATAACGATAACTTAAAGAAAATATCTGATGGTGTATATGATGAAATGTTTGATAACAATGGCTTCATAACAGACAAAGCTGTTGAGTATGCCAGTAAAGAAATAGCCATGAACCTTGATAATCCAATGGTTGATGCGCTTAGTACATTTATTCAAAGAGCACCAGTTTTAAGACCTTTTTTGATGTTTCCAAAGACATCAATAAACATGTTGGCTTTTACTGCATCTCATAGTCCAATTGGCTTATTTGCTGATCAAGTGAATGCATTTAAGCTTCCATTTGCTGATATGGATACTGAAACAGTTGAACGTCTTTTAAAGACTCGTGGAGTACCATTCGATGAAAATGCAGAAGCAGCGTATAACACTATTAGATCTGAATTAAAAGGTAGAAAGGCTATTGGTACTTTGTCTGTACTAGGAGCTGTAGGTTTATTTACTACAGACAGACTTAGAGGTAATGGAATCTATGATAAAACCAGACAAAAGGTAAGAAGAGAGCAAGGTTGGAAACCTAGAACTTATAAGGGTTGGGATGGTAAGTGGTATAGCTATGATAACCTTGGTCCTTTAAGTGACTGGTTAGCTTTTACAGCTGATGTATTGGATAACTTTGATACGTTAGATGAACCTAGTATTGAATTATTCTTAAATAAATCTGGTCATCTTCTGAGTGCAAACCTAACTAATAAATCATTTACAGCTGGTTTAGAACCATTAAACGATGTATTAGCTGGAAACCCAGCTGCAATGGCTAGGTGGACTGCAAGTTTTGGTAGTAGTTTAGCTCCTTTAAGTGGATTAAGAAATGAATTTTCAAGATTAATAACTCCACAATTAAAAGAAGTAGAACAAGATTTTACCCAACTACTAGCTAATAGAAACCCAATAACTAAAGAATCATTACCAGATGTACATGATTATATAGATGGTGGAAAAGTAGGTGAACCAACTAGTTTCTTTACTCGTGTATGGAATACTTATTCTCCATTATGGAAAGTAAGTGAAGGTATAAGTCCTGAGAAACAATTCCTTATTGATATAGAATTTGATGCACGTCCATCTTTAATGAAGAATGGGAAAGGTATTGATTACACCCCTACAGAACGATCTGCTGTTACTGACTTAATGGGTAAAGATAAATTCTTTAAAAAAGAAATTCAACAAATAATGAATTCTACCTCTGGTAAAGAGTTTCGTAAGGCATATAAAGCTTTTCAAAGGTCTGGAGTACCAGTAGATAGACAATTATTTAAAAATATCCATTTACAACTTGAAACTGCTTTAAGGAAAGCACAGAGGTTTGCTGAGAGTCGAATACCTCAAGTAGATGAAGTTAAGAAAAAAACATTTATAAATCAAGAAATAGATAGAAACCTTAGATATGGAGATCAACAAGCTTTAGATGAAATTTTAAGGTTACAAAAACTTGAATAAACCCACCATGACAAATAACAAAATGAACAAATGCCAGCAACCTATAAGGATAATGGCGGGAGTGTAAATGGATCTAATAAAGTATTTACTTATGACTTCCCGACACTACAAACTGAAGATGTAAAAGTTGCTCTTAATGGAGTAACACAAGCAACAACTAAATATACGGTATCACTTTCTCCTGCTAACATAACTTTTAATAATAACAATGTTGATAGTTCTGTTCAGGAGAGTGACGGTTCTCCTAAGAGTGGAGTAACAGTAAGGGTTTACAGAGAAACGACTGTTGGAAAAGATACTGGTGATGAAGATCCTAAAGCTGTATTTGCTGCTGGATCGTCAATACGTGCAGGTGATCTAAATGCCAACGTAGAGCAAGCTCTATTCGGTATTCATGAATTACAAGAACAACCAATTCAAACAGAAAGTATAGCTGATAATGCTATTAGGGCTGATCAGATTGCAGCTTCTAGTATTACTGAAAGTGAGTTAAATGCAGAAGCAGTTACTACAACTAAAATAAATAATTCTGCTGTAACCCTAGATAAGATAGCTGCAAATGCTATTAACAGTTCAAAAATTATAGATGGAGCTATAACAAAGGCTAAATTAGCTAATGATTCTGTTGGTACAGAAGAGTTAAGATCTAATGCTGTAACTACTGTTAAGATAGATAATAATCAAGTTACTACCGCTAAGATTGCTGATGATGCAGTAACAGCAGATAAACTAGCTAACTCTATAAATACAGAAATTGCAGCTAATACAGCTAAGAATACAAACGCTACTCATACAGGAGAAGTAACTGGATCAACGTCTTTAACAATAACCAATGATGCAGTTACTACAGCTAAGATTGCTGATGATGCAGTTACTACAGCAAAAATTGCTGATGATGCAGTAACAGCAGATAAACTAGCTAACTCTATAAATACAGATATAACAGCTAACACAGCTAAAGTAACTAACGCTACTCACACAGGAGATGTTACAGGTGCTACATCTTTAACAATCGCTTCTGGAGCTGTTACTACAGCTAAGATAGCAGATGACGCAGTAACAGCAGATAAGCTTGCTAATACATCCGTAACAGCAGGTAGCTATGGATCATCAACATCTATACCAAGCCTTACTGTAGACGCGCAGGGACGTGTTACAGCAGCTTCTGGTAACTCCGTTAACTTTGATGTAGTAGCAGATACAACACCTCAATTAGGAGGCAACTTAGACGTTAATGGTAAGGATATAGTTACAACATCTAATGGTGATATAGAGCTAGATCCTAATGGGTCAGGTAAGGTTATCTTTAAAGGTAACGCCACAAAAGGTAGTGGTCAGTTCAAACTTAACTGTGAGAACAATAGCCACGGCATAACCATAAAGGGACCACCTCATAGTGCTGCTGCTAGTTATACTTTAACCCTTCCAAATAATGATGGCGATAGCGGTCAATATTTAAAGACTGACGGTGTAGGAAATTTATCTTGGGATACTGTCTCAGGTGGTGGTGGTGGAGGCGGCGGTGGAACCGCAGCTCCAAACAATATTGTCAGTGTTTCTGGAAACATTGATGGTAGCAATAAAACATATTCCTTATCAGTAACACCAGCTTCAGCTCAGAACTTAATTGTTAGTTTAAATGGTGTAGTACAGAAACCTAATGCAGGTACAACTATTGCCAATAGTGCTGAAGGATATTGTGTTTCTGGAGGTAATTTAATATTTGCTACTGCACCTCCAAGTGGATCAAGTTTATTTGTTACTGAACTATCTGCTACAACAGCAGGTGATTCTATTGTTGAAGGAAACTCTAAGGTTGATGTATTTGATGATGACGCTACAGCTCATGTAAAAATTGAACTAGATGGAGCTGAGAAGTTTAGAGTTTATCAAAATGGAGAAATTGGTTTAGGTGGTACAAACTATGGTACATCTGGTCAATTCTTAAAGAGCCAAGGTTCTGGTTCTGCAGCTGTTTGGGGTGACGTACCAGGTGGTGCAACAGGTGTTGACTTTAACGATGGTGTAAAAGCACGTTTCGGGACATCGAATGATCTAGAAATATACCATTCTTCAAGTCCAGAAACTTTTATTGCCAATACAAATGGTTCTTTAACTATAAAGAATACTGGTAATATCAACCTATATACAAATAACAATGAAGACGCTGTTGTTTGTAGACAAAATGGAACTGTAGACCTTTATTACGACGGCAGTAAGAAGTTTTACACGCAATCAAATGGAGCAAGAGTTGAAGGACGTTTATGGGTTAATGACTACATAGATTTACAAGGGAATCTTTTTTTACAAGATAGTAAAAAGGTTGTTTTAGGAAATGGATCAGATTTAGAAATCTCCCATTCTGGAGCCAATAAAATAGTATCCAATAACAGCATGACTATGTATATAGGAGCTGATCAAACACAGATCACTAATGCTGGTATTACTGAACCTTGTGCAAAATTTATAGCAGACGGATCGGTAGAACTCTATTACGACAACAGTAAGAAATTTGAGACATACTCCAGTGGAACAAAAGTTACTGGGAACCTTTGGTGTGTAACTGATAATGATAAAGCACTCTTTGGTGCTGGAACGGATCTTCAAATATCGCATGACGGTACAGACAATATTATTAACAACCATAGTGCTGATCTACATATTAAACATGGTGCTGAAGTTCAAGCGAAGTTTATACAAGATGGAGCCGTAGAACTATATTACGACAACGTTAAAACTTTTGAAACGGCGGATAATGGCATAAAAGTAGTTGCATCCGAAAACAACCACGCACGCATACATATGTGGGCTGATGACGGTGATGACGGTCCTGATAAGTGGGAAATCCTGGCTACCACTCAAGGCCAATTAAGGTTCTATCACGGAGCATCATCTGAAAATACTATCGTACTTGATGGAGACGGAGCAGTAGAACTCTATTACGATAATGCTAAAACATTTACTACAAGTGCTAACGCAGGTATTGTTTGGGGTACAGAAGGTAATAATGCGAGTCTATACTTCCATGCAGATGAAGGAGACGATTGGCCTGATTATTGGAATCTAACTGCTACCACTGATGCCATTTTTAAACAGCAATACAGAGATGATAGTGGTGGTTTTGAAACTTCTATAGAATCTAATAGAAATGGGAACGTAGAACTCTATTATGACAACTCAAAGAAATTAGAGACAGCTAGTTATGGAGCCGTTACTACAGGAACACATCAAGTTACTGGTAACTTTGAGCTATTTGATAATGGTCAAGCAATATTTGGAACAGGTGGAGATTTAAAAATCTACCATAATGGAACAAATAGCGTCATTCAAAATACAACTGGAATATTATATTTAAACGCTGCTACTTCTGAAACTGCGATATTAATGAACCCTAACGGTTCAGTAGAACTCAATTACGACAACGTTAATAAATTTAAAACTGAAAGTAATGGCGTTCGTATATTAGGCGATAGTGTAATTTGGATGGACCCTTGGCAAGGTAGGTTTGATAGAAATTGGGGTGATTACCCCTCTATTACTCTTACAGGAGTTTCGACTTATGGTAATCAAGGTGAATTTAGATTCCACGGATCTGCAGGATCTGGTCTTTATGGTTCTGGATCTGATTTCACAATAGATGTAAGAACAGACGGTACATTTGAGAATGGATCAGATAGAAGACGTAAATCTAACATTGAAGAAATCACAGGAGCATTAGCTACTGTTAAACAGTTAACTGGTAAGAAATTTAATATTATCAACCGACAAGGTGATTTAGATCCAAATAAAGGTACTAAAAAACAGTTTGGACTAATAGCTCAAGAATGTGAAGATATTATCCCAGAAGTTGTAACCTTTCATCCTAATGAAAATACACCAAATGAAAATGGTTGGTGTAGTGCTTACGGTTTAGATTATAGTAAACTTACACCTTTACTTATAAACGCAATAAAAGAACTATCCGCAGAGGTAGACATATTAAAAACTAAAGTCGCCGCATTGGAGGCTAAATAACTATGGCATTAACAAAAATTGATGACAGAGGTTTGAAAACTCCAATCGACCTCTTAGATAACGAAAAGATTAGATTTGGAACAGGGAATGATCTACAAATCTACCATGATGGAACAGGTTCATACATAGATAACAATACAGGTGAGTTACAAATATCAAATGCTAATAGCACACTATTTTTACAACCAAAACAAGGTGAAAACTCATTAAAGTTAATACCTGACGGAGCCGTAGAACTCTATTACGACGGCGTTAAGCGTTTTGAGACAAATAGTGCTGGAGTAAAAGTAACAGGACAAATTGAAGCTGATGAACTGTATATAAGAGATGACGAGAAAATACTTTTAGGAACTGGTTCAGATCTACAAATCTACCATAATGGAACAAGCTCATTCATAGATAACAATAATGGTTCGGTTTATATAAGAAATAATGTAGATAATTGGAATGCTGATCATATATTTATTGAAGCTAAATCAGGTGATAGTAGTATTAAATGTCTGGGTGAAGCAGATGTAGAACTTTACTATGACGGTAGTAAGAAGCTTGAGACAACAAGTGCGGGTATAGCAATAGACTCTGGTGGTGCCACAACGACAATTGATATTGTTAGTGATACAGAGTCTTCAGTGATATTTACTGATCATGGTGGTAGTGCTAAACAATATAAGATCGGAACAAACATAAGTAGTAACGATGGTCAACTTGAATTTAAAGATTTAACAGCAGGTGCAAAACGATTAGAGATAACTACTGGTGGAAATGTAAGAGTTCCTGATAACGGTAAGTTTGTTGCTGGAGATGGTGATGATCTAGAAATCTACCATGACCCACAATACGGTCACTCATGGATTAAAGAAAGTGGTGGTGGTGGTTTAAGTCTTGCTACTAATAGCTTTGAACTTTATAATTCTGTTCCAAATGAAAAGATGATTACTGCTTATCAAGATGGAGCAGTAGAACTCTATTACGATGGCTCTAAGAAGGCAGAAACTTACAGTGCAGGACTTAAAATAAATGGAAGTTTAACAGTTGATTCTAATAATGTTTTACTTCACGATAACGGAAAAATTAAACTTGGAGATTCAGAGGATCTAGAAATTTTTCACGATGGGTCCAACTCTTACATTCAAGAAGATGGAGGAGCTGGTCAACTTATACTAAGAGCTTGGTCGCCAGAGATTCAAGTTGGTTTTGACACTGGTTCAGGTAGAAGTACAGGAGAAAAAGCATTTAAAGCTTATACCGATGCTCAAGTAGAACTCTATTATGATGGAGTTAAGAAAGTTGAAACAACGAGTTATGGAAAAAAGGTAACAGGATACCAAACACAAACAGCTTTACCAATAGCTTCATTGTCTCATTCTAATGCTGTAGATATCAGTGATGATGTTTTAGATAGTGGTAATTTCTATAGTGATGTACGTGTAAATCAAGGTAGTCATTTTAATGACTCAAATGGTAGATTTACTTGTCCTGTTGATGGTGTTTATCGAATATATTTTAGGGCTTCTATTGATAGTACAAATTCAAACATACGTTTAAGAAAAAACGGTTCAACTATTAATGAGGCATATGATGATAATCATGGTAATACTTATACAACAACGTCGCAAACAGTAGTAACATGCTCTGCAAATGATTACCTAGATGTACAAGTTAATAGATTAAAAGCTATATCTGGTGGTCAACATAAAATAATTACTTTTGAACTTATCGCATAATAGTGTATGGACTATACAATAACTCTGACAGACACAGAAAAAAAGTCTATGGAATACATAGCTGTTGATGTTGATGATTGGATCACTAATGCAGCTAAAAATAGAGCTAGATTAGCAAAACTAGAGATTATTTCTCTTAATACAGAGCACTGCAACAAAAATAACATATCCATTGCTGTAGGAGAAGATGCTCAAGTCAGCCAAGCTTATACGCTTGGTGTAGTTAAAACAGCAGCACAAGTAGAATCAGAACTTTCATCTTAATTTAAAAAAAAAACAATGGCAACAAAAACTTGGCAAGTAAACACCCTTCAACGCGAACTAGCAGATGGGTATGTAAACAAAGTAATATATCGCGTGAACGGCGAGGATGGTACTTACAAATTTAGAGCAACAGGAGAAGTAGATCTTCCTAAGCCTGACACTCTAGTACCTTATGCTGACCTTACAGAAGAGACTGTACTTAAATGGGTTAAAGATAAACTAGATGCTGATAAAGCTGGT